CAGCCAAGAAGGAACGCCAGCCATGCGGCGTGCGGTCGAGCTGTCACCAGCAACTTTTGCTTGGTTGGCAAACATTGCTTTTTCGATGTCCAGCTTCTGCTCTTTGGCAATCTTCAGAACCTGATACGCCATTTCGCGTGCGCGACCGGCTTTGTTCAGCCCCTGATCGGTGCCGGGGATCACGACGCTGTTCTTGAAGATTTGCGTCCGGTTGTTCAAGCGAACAGTGGCCGAGCGGGCTTCAGCGATGGTGTCGTCGCCTTCGATGTGAGCGTTATCGCCCGACGAACGCAGTGCGTCGGTCTGCCACTCATGCAGCGTGTTGGACGCCTTTGCTTTAGCGCAAGCGGTGTAGAACGGCGTCTCTTCCGGCGAGATATCGTAGATCACGTCGGAAAGGTCTTCGCGGATGCCGCGAACGTCGTAGGAGTCGAGGGTATTGGTTGGCTGTGCCATTTTAGCAGTCCTTCATCGGGGTTTCATCTGAAAAGCAGATCAATGAAAGCCTCTGGCTTTCCTGATCGCTTCGCTACCTTCATCTGCCGATCACGAACGATTTTTTCGGGTGCAGGCTTGCGAGGCACCGGCTTCACATTGCGCGGAGGTTCTGGCTTCTTCTTAGCCATATCCTTTCCCGCGCGAAGCTGGTTGAACCTGTAAGCGTCATACAAAACCTGCACGAGGCGAGCATCGACAGTGCTTGCCACTTCTTCAGCCGAAAGCCCGTATTTCGACGCAAACTGCAAAAGGTCCGTCTTGAGTTTTGCGGCCTTCTCAGGGTTCGCAAACTCAGGAATTGCCTGCTTCAGCTTGGCGGCCTGCTCTTGCAGTTGAAACTGCATTGCCTGATCCTGCAAAGCGCGCTGGCGCTCCGACTGTTCAGAAAGCTGCCGCTGCTGGGCTTGGAACTCTTGTGCCTTGATGTCGTATTTCGCCTTCTCCTGCATGTATCCGATGGGATCACTGTCCAACATTCGGAGATCAGGAGCCTGCGGGGCCTTAATTATTCCCTGCTGTTGGATGTTTTCCAACGTCGCAAAGAATTGCTGCCGTTCGCTTTGAAGGGTTTGGAAAAGCGCCTCGGCTTCCTTGCGGATCGTCGCTGCCTCTTGCATTCCCTTCTGGATGTAGGCTTGTCCCGAAAAAGACCGCTTTAGCTCTTCGAGCGTGACCTCGGTGTCCTTGCCGTCAACTTTGACGGTGAACACGTCTGGCGTCTCATTGGCCTCGGCTTCTTCGTAGTCCTCATCCTCAGTATCCTCGGCTTCAGGCTCTTCGCCGTCGTCCTCGGAATTCTCGGCGTCATCTTGGGCGTCATCGCCCTCATATTCGCCCTGTTCCTCTTCGATCTGATCCGCCTCGTCGGCGTCTTGCTGGGTTTCAGCAACTTCATTCGAAGGCATAAGCAGGCTGTTTACAGCCGCTTCAAGTGTGTCAGTCGTTTGCACGGTCCCGATCCTGTTTTAACTCAACCGCCTCGGCGTCAATTCGCGCTTGGAGAGCGTCGAGAATGGTTTGAACGGCGCGCACACGTTCATGTGCCGCCGCAACCACATTCATATCACAAGCTGCATTTAAAAACACCCCCACTGCATCATTGCGGATTTCACCGATCACGCCTTGGAAAACGTGATCGGCTAGGAGTGTTCTGGCTTCAGAAGCCTTGCGTTTGATTTCCGACAAAAGGCATCCTCGGCATTTGCTGTTCACGCTTAATAGCATTCAGATCAAGCTGAACGCCGGTTTTGGCAAGAAGCTCGGCGGCCTTCAACGCAAGGTCTTGAGCCATCTGGTCCCGCTTCAAATCATCTTCCATTTGAAGCCGCTGGGCGTCAAGCTGCGTCTTGGCCATGTCGGCCTGCACGCGGGCGGACATCTTCATCTGCTCGGCCTGCAAGAACGCCTGATTGGGGTCCGACGGCTGTGCCTGACCCTGCTGGGCTTGGGCGGCCTGTGCGGCCTGCATCATCAGCATTTGCTCCATCTGCGGGTTCATCGGGTTGTAGTACCGATCCGCGTTGCTGATGCCAGCCATGCCCAGAATGTCGGCCAGCGTATTGCGGATGCCCGTCATGGTGACAATGCCATTCTGCGGCCCGTAGGCTTGCCAGATTTGCATCTGCGTCTGCATGGTCAGTTGCAGGGCAGCAATGCGCTCCTCGCGGCGATTGTTGCCCAAGCCGACGTTGGTGACGAGATCAAGGTCACTGGTCCAAGAACGCGGATCGACCGGGACAAACTGGCCATCAAGCCGGATCATCTCGCCTTGGTTCGGGTTGGCCCGCGCGATCTGTGCAATCAGGCGGAACATCTGGCGCATACCGCCCTCAGCCAGATTGCGGGCAATCAACTCAGAGACAGCCGAGGCGGCCTGCACGGCGGCATTGACGCCAGCCGCAGTTTGAGATTGCAGGGCGTCGGCATCCATGCCCATAGCAGCGCCTGTGACGCCTGTTTTGGCGCGAACAACCTCATCGTAGTAATTGATGGCCGGAAGCACCGAGGCTGCCATGCTGCCAACGGTCAACTCGCGCACAGAGCCGGGAGCCTTCACCCGGATGATTGCGCCGATCTCGTTATTCAACACGTCGTCCATATTCGCTTGGCCGGTCACAACCTCAATTCTTGGGTTATTGACCATCGAGATATTGTCGATCAGCCCGCGCAGAAGGGAAGTCGATGCGTCCTGATCTTCCTCGACAATCTCGGCCAAAGAGCGGCCAAAGAAGGTGTGCGGCTCAGGGTCAACCTCAAAGATGGCGAACGGGATGTAGTCGCACAGTTCGTAATCCAGCACTTCATAGTCATTGCCAGCGCAGATGAACTTGTAGAGGCGGGGGACGCCAGTGCCTTCGATGTCCATCCGCATGTATGTTTCGGTAAACTGGACCTTCCGCATCGACGGATCAGCAGCGTTTTCGTTGTCGTCAATGTCGTCCCAGCCACGACGGGCAAGTTCTTCCTCGTCGTCTACGGTGCCATCGGCAGAACCGCCCAGATTGTAGACCGTCTCGAAATCAAAGCCCATCGCCACCAGATCGCCCACGCGGGCTTCGCTGGTGTGGCCGCAGACATAGCAGTCCTCAAGACGAACAGCCGTGCGGTCCACGAAGAAATCTTCCGGCGCAATGCTTTCGATTTTGATCTGGCCCTTGACCGAGGTGCGGGCAACGCGCAGGCGCGAGTAGACGATCTGGGGCTGCACTTCCATGCCCATCTCATCAATGATGGCCTCAGCGATGACCGTATCCTCACGCTCAAGGATTTCGGTCTCCTCGTCTTCTTCGATCAGTGCCACTTGCTCGGGCGAAAGATCGGTGTACTCGTCAATCTCAACGCTCGGCACCTCATCGTAATAGACCTTGGCCACGCCCACCTTTTTGATAAGCGCGTCGTGGAATACGTCGGACAGGATGCGGAAACCGTTGTTGCGCTCGAACACATACTTGGCATATTTGGTCGCCTGATCCGCGCCCATTGCCGCCTGTGGGGTGGTCGGGACAAATTCGACCGGCTTGTCGGATTGCAGGAACACCCGCATCAGGGCAGGCTTAATGGCGCGGATGGTGTCGCGCACTTTGGTCGCGACAACCTTCGATCTGCCTTCCTCGTATTCAATCGCAGACTTGCCGTCGAAGTATTTTTGCGAACGGATGCGGTCAGGCGCAATTTCCGTTTCCACGAAATCCACGGCCTCGCGGACGGAGCTTGTGATGGTGTTTTGGATTTCGTCGTCCGTCAGGCGTTTCGGCTGCATCTGTGTCTCCGTTATTGTGAGAGAAGGCCGGGCAGGATGCGGGCCGCTTCAGTGATTGCGCCTCTAGGGTCGCGCAGCAATGCTTGCACCGGCGCAGAGCGCGTTGCAAGTTGGCTTAAAGCAGGGGCGAGCGCACCAGAGATACCACCCAACGCACCACCCAAGACAGCCCCAGCCGGGCCAAGGCCAGCGCCAAGAGAGGCACCAACGCCTGCACTAGCACCAGCCGCACCGAACGCTGCTGGCAATGCTTCAGAGATAGTGCGACGACCACCCGACAAGACGGTTGGTGCCGGGCGCAATGTTGCGGCTGCCGAGCGAGTAAAGTCGGTCATGGGCGTCGTGCGACCAACGGCATAGTTTTCGCGGCCTTGGGCGCGGATCATCGACTGATTAAGCTGTGTCGGAGACAAAATGCCGCCCTCGGAAGCACCTCTGGTGGCAGCGTCACGAACTCCGATGAAGTTGCGGTATGCCTCACGAGCCTTTGCAAGCGCAGCAATATCGTCGGAGCGGCCAGCAGCGGTAAGAGCCTGATCGGTCATATCGTCAATCAAGGTTCGCAGTGAGTGCGCCGCATTTCTGGTAGCAGTGTCTGAGGAGACGGTAAAATCGCCAATGTCAGAGCGCCACTCCTTAAGACGCGACAATGGAACGTCTTTGCCGCTTGAGGCCAATGCCTTGATTTCGTTTGCAATACCGCGAATGCGTGGCGTCAGTTGACCTGCCGGGACGCGGTCAATGTAATCCGTCGCCACTTTCACCGCAGCCTGAGCCTGCGTGCGGGTTGGAATGATGTTCACGCCGCTAACCGCGTCGTCCATTTGCTTGACAATTTCGCGCTGCGTTGCAGCAAGATTTGTCGGTGTTGCAATTTTTGCGTTGCTTCCAAGCTGGCGCATGGTGGCTGCTGTGAAGTCCGAAAGCTGCTTGTCGGTCGCCTCAAGACGACCCTCCATTCGCATCAAAGCCTGCGAACCCGTGCCTTGCCCGGTCGTGACATCAACACCAGCTTCGCGCAGGACGTTTGCCATGCGGGCTGTCTCGCTGTCACCGACGAAGGCACCGGGGCGAGAGGCAAGCAATGATGTGCCAATCGCAGCACCCGCTCTGGCGTAAGGCTCAAGGGCAGTGCCTTCGGTGGCCTGACCTGCGGCTTCGCTGGCAACGCCGGGAGCCACACCGTAACGCAGCATTGCGCTTGGCCCGCCCAGAGCGCCAGCGCCGCCCGCAAACTCTCCGGCTGTTGAAACGTATTCGCCAAGCAGGCCCGGAGCGACATAACGGCTTTCCGGCCCGATCACCGGGATAGACGCAAGCATCTCGCGGGTTTCCGGCAACGCAGCAAGGCCACGGGACACCATAGACGGTTGCTCCATGCCAAGAGCATATTCAACACCAGTGGTTGCGAGTTGGGCAAGGTTTGCAGGAACGGCAGGAACGTCAGAAATGCCGCGTGCAACCGCAGCACCACCGCCACGAATCAACTCTCCAAGCCGCTCGCCGGGCGTGTCAACAGCACCGCTGCCAATCACGTTTTCGTAGATCGTCTGCCCGATGGTGCGCTCAGGCTGCATCTGCGCCATAGCCTGCTCATTGGCGGCTGCGGCTGCTTCTGCCGATCCGGGCTGCATTTGCAGCGTGCCAGCCCTAGCGGCTGCAATGCGGTCGCGCATGGCTTGACCTTGATCGACCGGGGCAGCAGACGCAGCCTTGCGGGCGGCGTCGATCAGACGTTTTGCCGCCGCTGTGTCACCGGCTGCATAGGCCTTGCGTGCGGCCTCTTTAAGCTGTGCTTCGGTGTATGCCATTAGTTGCTTCCCACCCCCAGATAGCGCAGGTCTTCAGTTGACAAACCAAGATCAGGCGTGGCTGTTACACCACTGGGAGTGGCAGCCGCCTGCGTCCCGCTTTGCAATCGGCCGCGTGCGCGCTCACGGCCAAGCTGAACGATGGCCTCATAATCAGCTAGAGCGTCAAGGAAGGCTGGTGTGCTGGTTGCAGTGTCCATGCGGCTGATAGCACGCGTTGCGGTCTGGCCTTCAGCGTTGGACAGCGATCCCATGCCACGAAGCTGGTCAATAGCCGTCAAGAAGCCACCGCTAAGAAGCTGGTTGACGCGGTTTTGGACGTCGTATCCGGGCGTGCCGGGTACAATGTTCAAGACTGACGATGCGCCAGTTGCAAGTTCAAGATTCGGATCGGCCCTCAGATCGGAAATCAGCCGCAGAGTTTCGTCTGCGGTGGCAACGTCAACTGGTGCAGCCGCAGTAGCTTCCCCGCGTGCTGATCCGATAGCCGTAGCCTCCGCTGCAAAACCAGAACCACGAGTCGCCATGAATTCCTCATAGCTACCGTCGCCACCCTCACTTTGCGGCTTAAAGCCAGCGGCACGCGCTTGCATGTCCAATTGGACAAAACCAGCAGGGATCAAGGCTTCTTGCTCCGGGCCTTTGTAAATAATGTTCCCAGTGATTGGGTCAACAATATCTCTCCCAACAACGACACCGCGCTCGGGGCCAGCCGCAGGCCGAATGGCTTCCGCCAGCACGGCTTGCGGAGACGCGCCCGCCTCAAGGGCAGCCGCCAAGTCATCACGACCGCGTGAGCGCAGCCAAGCGGCTGTGGCATTGTTTTGACGCGCGGTCTCACGGCCCTGAATGTCGGTCTGAATTTGCCCGATCAGAGCCTGATTAGGGTTCTGCGTCAGACCCTCCAAGGCCAACGCAAGGCGCTGGCGGGTATCACGACCCTGCGGCCCGAAGAAGCCACCGAGCAAGCCTTGGCGCTGCGGTTGAGTGATAGGATCAGCCATTTAGCCCCCCAAAAGCCCGAAGAAGCCGCCACGCTGCTTGGCCAGTGCAGCCAAACGCGGGTCTTCTTTCTGTGTTAAGATATTCCAAAGGTTCGAGACAGGCGATGCCTCCGCGTCCTGCGCGATGCCACGGGATGCAGCAAAGCGAGACAGGAGGCCCATGCCCTCGAAAGGATCGCCCATAGTGGCCGGGCGGAATGGCACATCCACGGCAGACCCGCCCGCATTGCCCGTCGCGCTGGCAGTCACCGATATGTCGTTTCCGCCGCCAAGGATTTTCGGCACATAGGCTTGCGTCTCAGCAAAGGGCGGGATGCCGCCGTATTTGCGAACCGCTCCGGGGCCTGCGTTATAGGCTGCCAAAGCCAGCGGCCATGAGCCGAAGCTCTGGAATTGCTGTGCCAGATAGCGGGCCGATCCTTCAATATTCTGATAGGGATCGTTGGGGTCTACGCCCAATTCGGCGGCTGTCCCCGGCATAAGCTGCCCAAGACCGCTTGCGCCCTTTGGGGAAACTGCATTCGGGTTCCACGAACTTTCCACGCCAATCATCCGCAGGAAAATATCCGTCGGGATGTTGTATCTCTCAGCTTGAGAAATGGCGTAGTCGCGAATGTCCATTAGAACAGCCCCAAACCGGCGGACAGATAGTTAAGCAGGCCCGGACGGGTCCGTTCGGTCTCCGTCTGTTGGCCCATATCGGCAATGCCAAGGGCAGCCAACGGCAGGCTCAGAGATGCCGCAGGTGCGCCGGTGAAGCCGCCGTACTGTGCGCGGGCAGCGTCGATGAGGGCCTGATTGATAAGCTGCTGGGCCTGACCCTGCTGGAATTGCTGCTGGCCGATCTGCTGGCCCATGTTGAAGCCTTGCTGTGCAAGGCCGCCAAGTTGGCCTGCGCCGGAAAGCCGCAGGTTCGCGCCTGACAGCCCGGCCTGCTGGTTCGCCAGAGCAGCCTGTAGGCCCGTCGATTGGCCGAACTCTGCGGCACGCCCAGCGGCGGCCTGATTGGCCAATGCGGCTTGCATTGCTGCTTGCTGATTTGCGGTCTGACCTTGGAAGCCAAGTTGTTGGCCAAACTCTGCCGCCCGACCTCCAGCCGCTTGGTTTGCCAGTGCGGCTTGGAGACCTGTCTGTTGGTTGGCCAGAGCAGCCTGCATCGCAGCCTGTTGGTTCGCAGTCTGGCCTTGGAAGCCAAGTTGTTGGCCAAACTCAGCGGCACGACCGCCTGCGGCTTGGTTCGCCAAAGCCGCCTGCATTTGGTTAGCAACGTCCTGCTGGGACGCGCCGAGGGCCGTCTGGAAGCCTTGCTGCCGGAGTTGTGCGGCAAGCTGCCCGCCCTGCTGTGCGAAGGCACGATTTGTCTCGGCCTCTGCAATGCCCTGCCGCGATCCGCCGAATGCCCCAGCAGCCGACGCCTGAGCGCCAAGCTGGTTCTGCTGCATCTGACGCTGGCGATCCAGATCGGCCATCGTTGTGTCGATGACTTGCTGCGTGTATGGGTTCATATACGTCCCAATGCCGCCAGCAGCCTGTTGCGCGCTTACATTCTGCGGGTTGTAGCCGAAGCTGGTTCCAACTCCAGTTGCGCCAACGCTTCCAGCAGACACATTCTGCGGGTTGTAGCCGAAGTTTGTACCTACACCAAGCGCCCCAACGCTTTGGGGGTTGTAGCCGAAGTTAGTGCCGATTTGCTGCGGATTGTAGCCCATAGCCGACGCCGCGCCACCCATTGCGCCCGTCAGGCCAGCGGAGGATTGCTGAAAGACGTTGGGCTGGCCTGCTGCTGGCGTGGTCGCTGGCGCGGTCGCTGGTGTGGTCGCAGGGTTTGCAGGCTGCGAGACCAGTACGCCCTGCGGACCCTGTTGGCCCTGCATCTGCGAAAAAAGGTCAGGCTTAGGAGTGCTTAGTCCCCTAATTTGGCCCATGCCACGGGGGGTCTGCACGTTTTGAGGGTTAGAACCGCCTGCCATGATTATCTCCGTCCCGTATTGCTGCCGCCGCCAGATTTGCTGCCGCCACCAGAGGGGCCTGATTTGCCGCCTTTGCCCTGAGATGCTTCGCTCTTAGCTTTTGAGGCGGCCTCTTTGTTAGCTTGGCTCTTGGCTTTGTCTGCTATTGCTTTGTCTGCGGCACGGTTGCCTTGCAGGGCCTTGCCGACTTCTTTTGCAGATTGAACCGCGGCCTTGCCAGCCAGAGATTGGTCAGCCACTCGGTTGGCCGCCGCCGCGCGGTTGGCAGCCTCCTTTTGGGCTTGCTCCTTGGCTTTATTCGCCAATGCAATGTCCGCCGCGCGATTTTGAGCTGCCGCCACAGATGCTGCGGCAACAGGTGCAGGCTTTGCGGGTGCCGCAACGGGGGCAGGCGCAGGTGCAGGCTTTGCCGGAGAAACGCCGACAGTATTCAAAATGCCCGAGAGCGGGCCGCCCGAGAATGTCGTGCCGGATTGCCCAGCGCCGCCGCCGTCGAACATGTCACGAATGCCGGTGAAGCCGCCTACGCTTGAAACCCCGCCAGACATTGGGTCAGGAAGCCCGAAGCTGCCCGTTCCGCCGCCAGCCGACATGCCAGACGACATCGATCCGCCACCGCCGCCGCCACCACTGCCGCCGCCATCGCGGACAACAGGCATAAAAGGCGCAACAACAGGCGAAGGCGCAGCCATGCCCATATCCAGAACGCCGGGACCAGTGCTGCCAAAGCCAAACGGGGCCGCAGGCTGTGCGCCGGTCACGGGATCAATGAAGGGAGCGCGAAGGGCGTTATACTGGCCGGGTTGGCGGCGCTGCAATTCGGCCAAGGCTTGGTCATACATGCCGCCAGATGAGTACGCAGGAATGCCTCCGAAGCTCAAAGGCTGGCCCATCCCAGCCATCGGGTCTGCGGTAGGCAGGCCGAACGCGCTGGCGGCTGCGTTTGTGCCTTGCATCGATGCCATCTGCATCGGCGTCATGGCCGCTACGTCTGGGCCGTAGTAAGGCGTGTAGCCGATCCGCGACAGCGTGTCTGCCTTGGCCAGATTGCTTTGTGCTGCATTCTCAAGAAAAGCAGGGACTTCTACCGTGCTTGTCGTCGATCCGCCTTTACCGCCGCCGCTCATTCGAACTTCCTCTCCAAAACCGTCATGACAGGCTTGTATCCGTGCTTTGCAAGAACTCGCTCCCAGCCACGTCGCCCAGCGATTGTCATTGAAGTGCAGCCCTGTGTCTTCCCCCACTCAGTTGCGGCGTCGATCATATCTGTGATCGTCCCCATTTCACCACCGGCTAGGAAAACGTGCAGGACACGTTTCTTAGGATATACCACAATCTCAGTGACAGCGCACCCCCTTTCGGCGGGCCAAAGCTGCATACGACCACTGGTAATCCCGTCCACAACATCCTCGAAAACATGACTGCCGCCGCTGTATTCCAAGGCGTCCTCAATCCACTTGCGGCAATGCTCCAAGAGCGTCATGCCTGCACCCGGCTGATGGCCATTGTAGCCGAGGGCGACGCAGGCGCGTAGGCAGTCGCAGCGTGCGCCAACAGCGAGCCGTTGGTGCTTGTCGTGGCCCACATAGCTTCTAGATAATCGCCCGCATCAAACTCAAAAATTGAGTCGCGCGATACGACGATAGTCGCGCCATTATTGTGCAAACTGGCAACCATCGTGCTTCCCGTTATGTCTGTGCCGTTCACGCGCGGCCAAAACCTGAATTCCAGCGTGCTACCTGATGACGAGGCGATCTGCGCTGTAAACGAAACGCGATACAGGCCGCCCTCAGAGAACACAATCCGGGTCGGGTTCGTTCCGCTTTTCGTAATGCCATCAGAAATCGACGGCGCGTCAAATTCAATCGCGTAGGCCGTGTTGGCCGCCGCCGCCGTGATCGACGCATCCTGAGCGAAGATCGCATAGCCGTCCGCCAGCACGATCTGCCGCCACTCGTCGCCCTTCGAAACGACAGGATACCCGCCAGCCGCATCCCACAGCAGGACGCCGTTTTGCGTGGCAGGTGCCGCCGGGTCCCTAAATGTTAGGTTGTCCCATGACCGGGCCAGCCAGCGCCGCAAGTCATTGGCCCATGTGCCTAGATCGTTCCCGACGGGTGGGACGCCAAATCTCATCGACGGCCACCCGGTACGGCATCAATGCGAGGCACGCCCCAGCGCCAGTTGGTGTTGATGTCGCCTGTCACTCGCATGGCGATCTGACGCCCAGAGAACCGCACGTTCGTGGGGTTGCCCATGTTGTAAGGCCCATAGCTGCGCTCGGTGTCGTTGGGGTAAAACCGTGTCTTGAACGTCACCGTGGCCTGACCCTGCGTCCGCTCGTCGGGGATGAACTCGACGGCGGCCATCACATTATCGCCAGCGCCAAGTTGCATCGGGCCGCTTTCGGCGTAAGGTGCCACGCCGTCCATCACGTTGCCGATTTCGTGATTGATCGCCTTGCCATTGGCAGCCATCAGGATCGGCGTGTTGAAGACGCCCGCGTCAATGCCGCTTGTGCGTGAGAGGATGCCAGTGGACCAATGGTTTTCTTTGTAGTTGAAGACGACATATCTGTCGTTTTCGGTGGCGCTGGCCGACGCGTAAAACCACCAAATCTCTGAATACTTGGCGTTCGCAACAGCAGCGATTTTAGACCGCTGCGTGTTGTTGATGTCAGAGAAAACGTAGTCAGAAACCTCGCAGGGAACCTCGCGCACGGCACCGCCAGCGTAGACGAAAAAGCCGCGAGACCCCATCCAGAAGATGCCAGCGTCCACGGCAGCCGCACACAGGCGCGAGGAAGCGCCGCAAGAAGATCCGACACGCTCAAAGCCGTAGACGAAGGGCGGCCCCTGATAGGTTGCTGTGTGGGCGTCCTGATCGGTCAGGATCAGGGTTTGCCCGCGCGTGCGGATGCCCAGCATGATCTGGCCGCTGGTTTGCAGTTCGATGTCGCCAGCCTCATTCGTGGCGGAAGGCGTCCAAACCGTGTTGGCCTCGCGGTCGCACCACTGAACCTTGCGGCCATTGCCGCCAGCCCCGAGCGCAAAGAGAAAACGCTCCTCGGTCACGACCAAGCCGATGCACGACGTGGGCGCGTTTGTGATAACGACGGCATCTGCCGCCGTGTTCAACTGCCACTCGACAAGGCGACCGTCGCTGTCGCTACAGGCTACAAGGTATTCGCCCCAGTTATCCAAGGACCAAGTGGTCGCTGGATCGTAGGTTCCGATGTCAGGTCGCGGGATGCCGTAGACAGCCGTGCCGTAAAAACCGCCGCCGTAGCCCGCGTTAAAGGAGGCATCCTTGTCGCCAGCCGTGTAAGATGTCGGCGTGATGTTGTATATGGTGTTGCTCGCATTGCCGACGAACAGGCCAGCATAGGTGCCTGCCGCATACCATCGGTCACCATCAAGATCACGCCACGCCACAGCCCCGCGCAACGGCTGGTTCGTCATCGTGGAGCGCGTCAGCCAGCCGCCGACGGGCTGCATCGTGCCGTCCGTCCAGCGCACCAGTGAGGCATCACGCCAGCGGCTTGCGGCCTGCAAGTCGGTGCCGTTACGGTAAACGCCGGGCGGAAGCTGTAGCGGGATAAGAGGCATGGCAATCTCCTGTTGCGCGCATACTACATCATGCGAGCAACTTCGCCAATGTCTTAGGGCCAGCCACGCCGTCTGCGACAAGGCCGTTTCGGTCCTGCCACTTCTTCAGGGCGTTTTCTGTGCCTTGGCCGAAGTCACCATCTGCGCCAATGCCAAGGGCAGCTTGCAGCTTTTTGACCATCTCACCCTTGGAGCCTTTCCGCAGGGTCTCAGAAACGGCAGTGGTCACAGGCGCAACTGCTTCAATCTTGCCACCCAACGCCGCCATAGCCTTAGCATAGCGGGCTTGCCGATCAGACAAGCCGATGTCACCCCCGTTGATGATCTTCGTGAGCCTCACTTGGTCGCCCGTGTCTGCGACCTCATTGAGGTTGCGGCTGCCCCAGAACCACAGTGCGCTTTCAAGTGCGCCCTTCTTGGTCAGTAGGTAGGCAGCGGCTTCCTCGGCGGTCATGCCCACGGTCTTGCCAAAAGCCGTCGTATTTGCACGGCCAGTAACCTGCTTCAGACCTTTTCCAGAAAAAAGCCACCCGTCGCCTTCCTTCACATTGCCAAGAGCGCCGCCCTTGGAGCGGTTCTTGTCCATGTACACATAATTGGCGATCTTCTCAGGCTTGCCAGCATACTCTGCGGCGTTCTCCTTGCCGGGGCCGAAGTAGCGGGGAAACACCTTCAGGAGGGTGGCCTCCTTGTAGTTGAGGTTCTCCTGCAAGACGCGGAAGTCCATGCTCTCATGGGCGCACTGGGCGATGAAGCCCGCGATCCGCTTGTCGGTGGTGATGCCGTACTTGGGCAGCATCTCGTTGAGGGCAGCGCACCATTCGCCGACTTCTTTATTCGTCGGGATCATCACAGCCAGTTGGGCTTCGGTAATGAGGCTCATTCACATTCTCCTATTCACACCATGATTGCTTGGCGTCACCCTTGTAGGGCCGCGCCAAGCCTGCGGATATCAAACTCTCAGCGAGGCTCTGGTGGTCTAGGTAGACCTCGCCCAACACCCTGCCACCGTACTTGTCCCACTTGAGGATTTTGACCTCGACCTCTAGGGCATTGGCCACAGCGTTCTTGGTGAAGGCGCTGGCCTTCTTGGCCAAAGCGGCCTCGGCATCGCATTGAGCGCGAGGTGCTTTCTCTGGGGTATCGATACCAATCACGCGGATCGACAGCTTGGGCGGCAGGGGCTTCGGTAGGAAGTCTACCGCGATCTCCACCGTGTCGCCGTCAATGATGCGGGTGATCTCATAAGCATGAGCAGGCGCAGCCGTCAGCAGAAGCAGGGCCAGCCACTTCATTTCTTCGGTCTCTTGATCGGCACCTTTTTAGTGACCGCACCAAGCACAGCTTCCTGCGCCATGTCTTTGCCCATGCCGCCGAGCAGATCGCCGACGTTGCCAGTGGCTGCAATCTTGATTGCGTTCTCGACCGGGTCAGGCAGGTTCACCTTGTCCAGCACGGCATCGACCACCTTCTCCTTAGCCTTCCGGCCAATGAGCATTCCAACCATGCGTCCGATCATTCGGTGTACTCCTGTGTCGGCGGCTCATCGTTGCCACCCTTGTTGCGGTTGTTGCCCGCCGCCATCACGCCGCCGAGAGCGCCGACGATGAAGCTGGCGATGGGCGTCAGCAGCTCGAAGAACTTGCGGTCGTTCTCGCTCGACTCGCCGAGAGGCTGGGTCACGAAGACAAGGCTGTAGAGGATGGTGAAGATGGTGCCTGCCAAAATCACCACCAAAGCGCAGCCGATGAAGTACCGCAGCTTGGCTTCCATCATTTCTGGGTCGTTCTTGCTCATTGCGAGGCTCCTGTCAGGTCAGTGGCGCACATGCCAGTGCGAAGGCAGATCGGCGGCGTACATTCAAGCGCAGCCCAGTTCTCGGGGTCTTGGCAGGGGTATCGGTAGAAGCCGTCACCACTAACCCAGAAGATCGCGGCGACGGCAGCCAAAAACGCCAGCCAGATCAATGCTTCCATCTTCATCATTGCATCGGGTTCCTTATCAGGTCATCCATTGCTTTCCACAGGTCTTCGATCTCTGCATCGTACGATTGCAGCTTGCCGTCGATGCCGCTGGTGACGCCCTCGGCCTTCTCCACCTTCGACCGCAGGTCCATCAACTCTTTCTGTTGCTCAAGGATGCTCGCCATCTGCGTGCTGATGGCCGACAGCTTCGGTGCAAGGCCGCGCACATCGTTGTCTTGGATCGCTTGCTCAAGGGTTTGCACCCGGCTGACCACATCCAGAACTTCGGCAACGCTTTCCTCCACGCCCCAGAACCTGTTCACAACATCGTAGCCATAGTAAATCGTGCCGCTGATACCAGACAGGACGGGCAGGGCGGCGGCGAACCACCAGCCCTTTACGTCAAAGCCCGCGATCCGCAGGCCAGTGGTTTCAGCTTCTTCACTCACGAGCCGTAGCCCGCAGCGTACACGTCGGCCAGCGTCACAGTGTCAGCACCAAGCAGCCCTTGCAGGCCAATGCCGAAGACGTTGGCTGCGGTGATGTTCATGATGTCAAACGTGGGCGAGTAGGCCACCGTCGCGCCGTACAGGTTGGTGCCGCTGTTGGCAGCATAGGCGTCCACAGTCCCGGTCATGGTCGTGTTGCGGGAGGCCGCCAAAAAGGCACCAGCATCGCGGGCGTAGGACTGCACAGCGCCGAGAGCGTTGTTGTAGTTGTTCACGTCGGCGGCGCTGACGGTCATGTCATTGTTGGTTAGGACAGCCTGCACGGCCATCTGCTCCTGCACCGTGTCGGCGTTGGCGGCCATGTTAGCAACAGCCTGCACCTCCATCAAAACCGCAGTCGCGGCAACGAGGTTATCGACAGCCGAATCGAGATTGACCATTGTTGCGGTGTATTGATCCTGAAACAACATCTCGGCGTTGTAGTATGTCGCGTCGATTACCCCCTGCACATCAGCGTTGTAATCAAGCCGCATCTGCTCGGTGACGGTCGCCGTCTGCATGACGCCCGGTGCGAGGATGTCGCCCTGTCCGGCACTGTAGACCGCACCAGCCGTCAGGCTCTGAGCCGCTGACAACTGGTTAAGGATTGTCTGGGCCGACCCCTGTAGATCCGTCATCGTCGGATCGGCGTGAGCGGCGGAAACGCTCAGACAGAGTAGGGCCGCTGCTTGTTTCAGGTAGGACATCGGGAAGTTCCTCTCCAATGCGAAGGAATGTGTCCCAGAAGGACCGATCTTGGGCGTATCCTACCACATAGGTATGCGGGTTGTCACGCATAGCCAGATAGCCCTCGCGGCCCACCAGAAGCTTGCCAGTTTCAATGCTGTAGATCGGGCAAGGCGTACTCGCCAGCGCCATAGCTTTGTATATTTGAGCGTTGTCGCACATGACCGAAATACCGCTGACTTGCAGGCCCAGCCCGCCAGCCTCCTGTGGTGTGCCGAGCAGGCGGGCATCCTTGCGGCGGTTGCACTCTGGGTCTTGCGTCATGCTACCTTCAGCGCGGCCAAAGATGCTGATCTGGAATGCCTGTTGCTTCGGGATCAGGCAGCTATCATTGCCGCCGCCGCCCATGACTGTCGGTGCTGCGGCTGTCGGCACGGGCGTAGAGAACGGAGACGAGCCAGCGCCGTTGTAGTTCCGCGTCTCGCTGGTGGAGACGTTGTTGCTGTCAATTGTAGAGTTGGTGTTGCCGGAGTTCGTGTTCAGATCACCGCTGACTTGGGCGCTGGCTGCTGTCGTCAGTAGACAGAGCAGAGCGCACCCATAACGTCCCGCGTATCGCCGGAGCAAAGCAGCTCGTTGGCCGCGTCGCCGTGCGCCATGTAGTACAGGGTCTCTGCGTTCTGGCGGATTTCGCACTGGCGGTCACCTTTCGGGCAGGCCGTCGTGTAGGCCACGGACGATACAGTAACAGGGCCGCAGCCAGCGACCAAGAGGACAAGGACTAGTCTCATCTGCTAAGGCTCCGCATCAGTTCGTCGATCTTCTTGTCGAGGTTGTCCAGCCGCGAGATAACCCGGTTCATGTCGGTGTGCATGTCTGCGCGCGTAACGTAGTCACGGGCGACCTCCTCGCGGGTGCGGTTCAGCAGGATTTGCAGCCGCTTGACCTCTTCGACGTGGTTTTTCAGCACCCAGCCGATGAGGCCGAGTGCTGCGCTTAGACCGAGGCTCCAGAGCATCTCGGTCGTCATTTTACCACGGCGTCCCGGTCAGGGTGACGGGTGCCTTCTGGGCTTCGATCTGCTGCAACAGGCTGGCCTCTGCGGCGTCCTTGTCTACGGAACCCCAGACCCATGCCAGAACGTCGGCTTCGGTGAGGGTGTCGTAGGGCTTGAAGCCTGCTGCGGTGGCGTCAGGGGTGAAGCCTGCGGTGCTGTATGCGGAGGCGCTGTAGTCCCCGTCAAC